GACGACATCATAGGCCCGGCGAACTGCGCCGTTATAGGTCGCGGTATCGACGACATACCGATCGGCCGCGAGTGTCTGGATGACGCCCGCGTCATCGATATACGTCACGCTCGCGACGCTCTGCAGCGGCGGCATGGGCAGCTCGATCACGCCGCAGTGCGGAAATGCGTGCACGCGGTATTCCCAGCTCTGGGTCATCACAGAGCGGCCCAAATAGCCTTGGCGGCCGTCGAGATGCTTCGTGACGCCGGCGACCAGACCGCTAATCAGCGCATCGTCATCGTCGCTATCGGGGAGGAGATGCGCCTTGGCCTCGGCGAGCGTGATCGGAGCGCCTGTTGGAGCCGCAGTTTGATTGAGCCACATGCGGGATGACCAATTAAGAGGGGGGGGGCGGGCGTCGCCTCGGCCGGGGGAAACCGTTCGGGGGGCGGCGACGCCCGCGGGGAAGTACTCGTTTAGACGGATGACGACGCTTGCCGGATCGCTTCTTTGACCGATTTAGCCGACGATTTCGGCGACCGCCGCGGCATCGTTGTCTGAGGCCACATTGTAACGCGGGTCGAAGCCGAGCAGGAGGCCCGCGATCTCGCTGGCGGCGGTGGCCACGGTCATGCTGAGCCGCACGAACTTGAAACCATTGTTGAAGTCGAGATCGTATTGCGAGCAGTTGATGATCGCCTGCTTGTCGCTGCCGGCGCCGGCCTGGGTGAGCTGGGCGATCGCCTTGCCGGTGACGTCCTTGGCGCCGGCGCCTGCGGCCGAGGTCGCCTGCTCAAGCTTTGCATTGAGCGTCGCGGACGCGCCGAGATCGCCGGCCATGACGATGGCCATGAGATTTTGCCAGTTGGTGACGTCGATCCAGGCGGAATTGACGGCACCGGCCGAAGCGGCGTCCGGGTCGATCGCGGCCAGGATGGCGACGCGATCTGAAGGCTTGATGTTGGGTGCGTTCATGGGTCGGGCTCCGATGGAGAGGATTGGAGCGCCGCATTCGCGCGGCGCTATTGGGATCTGGCGGCGCGCCCTTACGGACGGGTCGCCAAGGTGACGAAGTGCGACTGCGTGGCCGAGCCGTTCTTCGGCAAGACCGGCGCCGAGAGATGCGGCTGGCCGCCGAAGCGGAAGGTGTGCCGGAAGGCGGTGGCTCCGAAGTCGAAATAGAGATGGATCGAGGACGCCGATTTGATCTCGCCCTTGCGAAGACCGTAATAGCCGCGCGGGTCCATCAGCACGATGTCGCCCTTGGCGCCCATGGTTTTGCAGTGCCGTGAGAAGCGGACCGGACGCCCGAACAGAATTCCGCCGGGCGCATTCTGGAAGCCGGTCGCCGGCGGCGTCCAGATCGGCTGATCGCCGAGTTGCAGCGTCAGGAGCTGCGGGATCACGTCGCTGTTGATCCACCATGAGGCGTTCGCGACCGCCTCGCTCAGCAAGCGCGAGAACATATTGGCGAGGTTGAGCGGCACGACGCCGGCGGCCGCCTGCGAGGGTTCCTTCGCCACCGTCACGAGCGCCGCCGAATTCATGAAGCCGAGCGGCTTGCCGTTTCCGTCGCCCTCGAAGATCGCCTCGTCGAGGCGGTAACTGATCGCCTGGGCGGATTTGTCCGTGAGGCGAGCCTCCAGCCGCGGCGCGTCCTCCAGCAGCTCGTCCGTCGCCTCGCAGAAGGCGTAAAGCTCATGGAGCATGATCGAGCGCGGCTTGATGTTCTGCCGCGTGCGGGTCATCGCCTGCCCCTCGGAGCGCCAGAACGCCTTGATGCCGGTCGAGCCCCATTGCGTGCTCTCATCGACCGTATCGTTGACGGCGTTGGAGCTGGTCGGCTCAAGGTCGATCTCATTGATCAGACCGTCGCCGGACTCCATCCGCTCCCAGATCCGGTCGCGATATTCGGCCGGCACCAGATAGCCGTCCTGACCGGCCTCGCGATGCGCCGAGCCGGTGAGCGCGGCGTTCGGGGCAAGACGCGGATCGATGGCGAAGCTCGGATGGCCGGGCGAGGCCCGCATGACGGCGCGGGCGAACTCGACATAGGAGTTGAAGCCGGCGCGCGGATCGAGCGTCGAGCGGTCGTCGCCGACCTGGATGCGCGAGCCGCCGGGATCTCCGGGCAAGGCCGCGGCGGGAGCATCGCTGAAAGCGCGGCGGCGGTCGGCCGCTTTCTCGGCGGCGGCGATTTCCACCTTGACCTGCTCCAGGTCGGCTTCAATCCGGGTCAACTCGTGGTCTTCGGCCTGGGAAAGCTCGCGGCCTTCCTTCTCGGCGAGATCGAGCAGCGCCTTGCCGCGGTTCTGCAGCTCGGCCTGGCGCTGGCGCAGTGCCATCAAATGCTTCATCTGGGTTCCTTTCGGTTAAATGACCGCCAGGCGGCGGCGACGCAGGTCTACGCTGGCGGAGGCGGCGCGGGCAGGCCTGCCCGCCTTGCGCTGCATCCGCTTGACAGTTTCGGCGAGAGAGCCGACGCGGTCGGCCATGCCGAGGCTGACGGCCGCTTGCGCGCCGACCATGCGGCCGCCGCCGAAGCTCTCGCGCACGGTTGCGGCCGGTACGCCGCGGCCCTTGGCGACGTCCTTCACGAACATCGCGTAATAATCGTCGACACGGGCCTGGACGTGAGCGGCGGCCTCCTCGCCCAGCGGAAAAGCCGGATGGCCTTCTGCCTTGTTGGCGCCGGCCTTGATCAGCGTCGGCTTGACGCCGAGCATGTCGAGGCGCTTGGAGATGTCCTCGTGATAGACATAGACGCCGATCGAACCGACCTCGCCGGACGGCGTCACCACCAGTTCGTCGTCGGCGGCGGAGGCAAGCCAGTAGGCGGCGCTGGCGGCCCAATGATAGGCGACAGCGGAAACGGGCTTTCCGGCGGCCTGGAAGTCGCGGATGGCCCCGACCGCCTCCGGGACGCCGAGCACGTTGCCGCCGGGGCTGTCGATATCGAGGACGGCGCCCTTGACCGCCGGATCTGCGGCGAGCTGGCGCATCGCCGCGGCAAAATCTTCCGCGGACATGCCGCCGCCGGTCGAGAGACCTTCCACATCGTGCACTCGCGGCGAGATCACGCCCGTCACCGGCACGACGGCGATGCCTTCCCGCGGCTCATCGCGGCGACGCTCGGCCGCCTCGCTCATGCGCCAGATGACATCATCGTCATCGGCGCGCGCGGCGCCGGTCGCGCGGCTCACCAGCACATCGAGGATGACTTGCGCCTTGGCAGGCTCGATCGCCCAAGCGGCACCGGCCACCCAGCTCAACAGGCGTAGATATCGCATTTTGTCCTCAAGTAGCGAAGCGGTAGGAGAGGCTGAAGCCTATTCTCCGGGGGCGGCCAGCAGACGGCGGCCGAGATAGTTTTCGAGGGCGATGGTAAGCGCGCTGCCGGGCTGCGGCTGCGTCTGGCGCTGCTGCAGTTGCCTGCGGTCTGTGCCGGCCGGCACCATGTTCAGCGGTTCCAGATAGGTCGTGCCCAGACCGTTCGGCAGCGGGTTCATGTTCTCCAGCCGGCGGATATCGTCGACGCTCAGCCAGCCCCAGTTCCGGGCCTGCGCATAGCTCTCATAGCGGCTCTTCAGATCGCCGCGCAGGAGGCCGGCGACGTTGTGATGGGCATAAAGGTTTGGCTGGCTCAGCAGATCGCGCTTGATTGCCTGTTCCCACATCACGATCCAGGGCATCAGCGTGTCGGTGACGAATTCGAGCGCCTGCTGCTCGATATTGGAGAATGCGGCCTTGTCGAGCAGCCCGATCTTGTGCGGCTGCATCCGCCACAGCCGGCAGATCGACAGCGCCACCTCTTTGTAGGTCTCGATGAATTGCGCCGCCTTGTTGTCGAGCGGCGTCGGTACGAACTTACCGCCATCGTCGATCACGCCGACCTTGTTGCGATTGCGTCCGCCGAACAAACGCTGCCACTTTTCGCGCAGGAACTCGGCGTCTTCGAGGGTCTTCACCTTGGCGGCATATTCGATGATCCCGCCTGGCGTGGCGTCGTTCTCGAAGATCCGATAGGTGTAGTCCTCCATCACCAGGGCGCGGCTGAACACGCGGTAGCCGGTTTCGAGCATCGATCTGCCGCAGAGATTATTCGCCATCAGCGGCGTCACCCGCAGATGCAGCATCTCTTCCGGCAGCACCCGCCGCGTATTGGCCCCATCCCTCACGACGTAGAGATACTCGCCGCTCCGCGGGTTGATCCGCACATCGACGCCGAGCGGATCATGCCGCACCAATTCGAACACCAGCGGCCCGCGCGGCGCCCTGCGGATTTCGGCATACGCATTGCGGAACAGCGCGGCGTCCCATGTCATCTGGGCGCGCAGCTCGTAAGCCGTGGCCTCTTGCGTGATGTTGGCCTGCTCGCCGAGCAGCCTCGTCACCGGATGATCGCCGAGACGCCGGCGGCCGTCGTCCTTGCCGGCCTCATAAACGAAGAACGGCAATTGCGCGATGCTCTGCGACAGCACGGTGAGGCAGTCATAAACCTCCGGGATCTGGATGACCGTGTCCGCCGTGACGGCGGTGGTCTGCCGGCCAATCGTCGCGCCAGGCGTCCACCACCGCTCATCGGCCGGGTTCCGGCCATTGCCGGCGCTGCCGAAAATGCGATTCCAGAGGCTCATATGCAGATCACCTCACGGTCGCGGCCAACGTCCAGATATCGCACCGATGGCTCAGGGTTCTCGCCCATCAAGTTCACCGCGCAGAAGGTCGCGATCAGCGGATCAATTTTCGCAAATCCAGAGAATTGCTTGGTGATCATCACTGCATTGCCCGAGGGTTCAATCTTGGCATTGCCGACGCACCAGGCCATCATCGGCGAGCCGCAATGCCAAAACGTGCCGTTCTTCAGCTTACGCTCCGTGCCCTGGATTTCTGATTTCAGCTTCCAACCCTGGCTAACCGAATTCAGAAGCTCATCGGGGATGCCGCGCGAAGCCAATTCGTCGCAAAGTTCCTTGATCACGGCACTGTCCATGCCGATGCCATGCTTTGCCGGCAGCAGACCCGTTTCCCAGATCCGCGCGACAAGATTCGCAATCTGAACAATATCGATCTTGCGGCCGGTATCGATCGTGAGATCGCCGTCGCGCTCAAAGTCGCGCAACCGATCCGCGATGTCCTTGCGCAGCTCCAGGACGGAATCATCGACCCAGGCATGTGTCCACAGCAGCCAGTCACGGGTGAGTTTGCACCGCCCGATCACGGCAAGCCCAAACAAATCGTCGAGCCCTCCGCCGTCGATACCGATCGTCACCACCTCGGAGCGATCGAGCAGCGTGTCGAGCGTGAGCGATGTATCGGCCGCGCCGAGCCAGTAATCCGCGCCGCGCCAGCGATCGCCACGCAGCGCAAGACCGATCTCGACGTTGAAATGCTGCGATGCCAGCAGCGCGAGCTTCTCCGGGCCCTCGCGCTCCGCCTTCACAAGCTCGTCGCGCAAGAAGGCCTCATCGACCGAGCGCCCCATATTCGGGTTGACCATTCCCCATGTCTCAGGGTTTTTCCAGCCGCCGTCCTCGATGATCTCGTTCGGCAGCTCGTACAGCACCGGCAGCACCGGCAGATCGACGTGGCCATCGCGCACATCACGGGCGACAGCCAGCTCGGACTTGAACACCCCCGCCGGCGGCTCCTTCGATTGCGTCGTGATCTGCATCAGGAAGCCGTCCGGCCGCGCCGCAAGCGATCCTCTGATCTCGATGAAAATATCGGCCGCCCTGGCCTTCGCGGCAAAGACATGGGTCTCGTCGATCAGGATATATGTGGCCTTCGAGCCGGTGATCACGTCGGCATCGCTCGCCTTGATCATGATCTGCGCGTCCGTCATGCGATGCGTGATCGTCCGTTTGTGCGCCTGCAGATGAAAGAGCTTGGCCAGCTCCTTATCCGCCTTGATGATGCCCTTGGCCTGGTTGAAAGCGATATCGGCGATCTTCATCGTCGGCGCGATCAATAGTCCCTCCGCCGCCGGCCGGCGATTGACGATCAAGGCCGTGACCATCAGCGCCGCCGCTATGCTGGACTTGCCATTCTTCTTCGGGATCAGGATGAAGAATTCCCTGATCATCCGCCGCCGCAGCTCCGGATCGTAGGCCCCGAATAGCGCACGCACGAAGTCGAACACCCAATCGCCGCAGGCCTCGCCATTGGTCGGCATGCCGACGACATCGGGCATGCGCAAGCGCTTGAAAATGCGCAGCGCCCGCGACGCCTCGTCCGCGAATAGCGGCAGCTCCGGTATCAGCGACCGCCGTTCGACGATGCGATCCTTCCAATCCGGGCAAGAGAGCTTCCAGGACATGTACGCCCGACGCTCAGTGCAGCCCGAGCGGCCTCAGGTCGTCGCCCCAGTCGGTGTCCTGGCCAGCGGTCTGAGCCGCAATCGTGGCTTCTTCTTTCTTGCCCAACCGCGCCATTTGCGGCCTTGCGACTGTTTCGGAAGTTGCAGCATCGCTGTCGGCGCCGACTGGATACCCGACCGCCCGATCGTTGCGCTCGACGAGTTTCTGAAACTCCTTCATTGCCGCGACATTGCCGGCCGAGACTTGCTGCCACAACAGCCAGGCGAGGCGCGCATCCATACGGTCCCGGGCCTCGTCGCGAACCTTCAGCTCGCGCAAATAATGCTTGCGCAGCGTGTTCGCTGTGATGCCCAGTGAACGCGCGATACGTTCATTGCCCCAGCCAAGCGCAAGCAACAGCTTGATTTTGTTTCGATTTTCCAATGTCGGCACATGCGCCGGCCGGCCGCGCCTGCCCCAGTTCTGTGGGATCGGATCGCCGAAGAGGTCCAAAATCTCGCTCATCACGAAAAAAATCCGCGAATGCA